AAACGAAAACCTAAACTCCTTGTGAGGGAGTTCAGGTTTGAGGGTTACCGGTTGGCGTAGTAGCGCACAACGTTGGAGATGTGGATGTCGATCTCGTCGTCGGTCATGCCCTGGTAGCCCTCGAAGCACGTCACGCTCATCACCTTGCTGCCCGTCAGCAGTATGAATGCGTGCATCTGGGCGGTTGAGTCGATGAGGGGACGTCCGTTGAGGGACTTCAGGGTCGGGACCATCGAGGGGCTATCGAACACGGCGATCTTGTCGTTCATGGGCGTAGTACCTTTCAGGTAGGGGTCTCATCATAGCCCATGTTATTTCTGCGAGGCAGCAAACGAAAACACAAAGGACGTGTGGTTAGCACGTCCTCCATGTTTGGATTTACTGCAAGTCGATCAGGTTCTTACCGGGACTTCAACACGAAGCCGAGGGCCTTGGACGTAACGACGTGGGCTCGCTCGTGCGTGAGGATCAGGACGATTCCAGCGAGGTTGGTCGCAGCCAGGACCAGAGTGTCGCGGCTGACGGGCTTGGACGAATTGGCTTCGTTCAGCTTGGTCAGCTTGGACAGGTGGTCGAGGAGGCGAGCGTACTCTTCGGAATACGTCGGTGTGCTCAGCAACTCGAGCGCGGCCGCGTCGATAGCGCCCTGCAGGTGGTTGGGCTTCTTGTTGAAAATCTTCAGGTCGAACATGGGGGTCCTTTCAGTAGGGGTCTCATTATAGCCCATGCTTTTCCTGCGACTCGCGAAATGTCACAGATTCAAGTGCTGAGCGTCCGCCGCCGGACTGGACGTTCCCGAAGACTGATCGGTGTCCGGCATGATCTTCAACGTGGCCGACTGCTGGTTGAGCATCTTCTCGGGGTCGTTGTTGAAGACCAGGGTTCCGATGGTTTTCCCGGCTTCGGTGTTGGCGACTCTGATTTCCCCGTCGAAGGGGGCGTCACTGTTGTGGTAGGTGTAGCTCGAGACTCCGAGCAGGACGCCGACGGCGGTGTTGATCGCCGTGAGGGTTCCCATGACCTGGGCGGTGTTCGACCAGTGCCAGATCTGAGCCAGCGTGAAGTACAGCGTGATCAGACCGGGAAGCCCGGTTGTCGCGACGTGCTTCAGAAGCTGGTATGAGACGTCACCGAGGAGAGGTCTCTTCGTCGTTGAAGCGGGAGATGACAGGGACATTCGGGATAACCCTTTCTCTTTCTTGGTAGATTTCCCTGAAGCGGTCATGCGGTCGTATGGGAAGCATGTTCACCTGATCCCATATTCTCTCCGCAGGGCCATTTCCGCCCAAGGCGTGGTACGGGTAGAAGAAATACTTCCCGTATTCTCCGAGTTCTCCGGTGGTGATCCACCCTCGCTCGATGTATTCCACGCCGAGAGACACGATACGTTCGTAGGCGATGCCCACAACGACTTGACTGATCGCGTCCTTCTTGTCATCCCGGCGTTTCATAAAGGACCAGAATCCTGACGACGCCAGGACAGATCCCACAGTAGCCACGAGAACTGGCAGCCAGGATTCCATTTTTTCCCTTTCTCAATGCCCAATCAGTCTAGTCGTGCATCTGTGCCATACACCTCCGGTGTTGACCCATGGCTCTGCCAAGTGCCATGCTCCCCCCACGTTTACGTAGGCCCCCAAGTCGGTTTTTCCGGATGCAGGACCGGACCATGGGCCCCAGCCGACGGAGTTTTCGGCTCGAACCCAGAAGTAATAGGTTGTGCCTGTCGCAAGCCCAATCAACTGAGCCGAGGTGCCAAACGAATATATGTTTGACAAGGCTCCTGATGGACTGGTGCTATACGCCAGATCGTAGTCGTGGATGGGTGCTCCACCGGTGTTGATGGGACCAGCCCATGAAACCACCAACGAGTTGACGCGCGGATTACTTACAACGGGAAAGGGTGGAGGACCCGGGATTGTTGCTCGTCCAATGGACTGACTGAAGGTTGTCGGACCACCGAAACCTGATATTCCGGTGGCTGTAAGAAGTTTGAACGTCACGGTCTGCGTAGTGTGAACCGTGGTCGAATAGACCATCAACCAGTTCGCACCGGTCGGGTAGTTCACCGAAATCGGACCGACGTTCACGCCGTTCACATCGACTTCGAAGTGTAGGCCGTTGTAGAAGTCGTTGGAATATCCGGCCTTGAACCAGAACTGCACGACGCTTCCGGTGTCCCGGATCATCATCGTTCCAGCACCGGAAGCGTGCGTGTAGTCTGTCATCTCTCCGCCTAAGCGACGATCTTGAAGTAGATGTCGCCGTCGCTTCCCCCAGAAGGATCAGCGTATCCAGACGAGATTCCCGACGCCGTCCGGAAACCGGACTTGCCGATCGGAATCATCGACTTGACCGCGGCGATGAAGTCTCTCGTGCGGTTGATCTCTCGACCACCCCAGCGAACACGACCTTCTTCGCCAGTGTCGGCGACTAGCGGATATCCTGCGGCTGCCGCCTGATCTCCGATGGCCATGTTACCTCCTTACGGTTGGTTGCCCCATACAGATGTGGTGTCGGCGTCGAAGTCGATCCAGGCCTTGTTACTGGTCCAGGACATCCATGAGCCGGTGTTGATGAACACGTTCGCGGTGAGAGTCGGATATGACTTCACACCAGTTGAGTCGCTCGAGAAGATCTGTTCGGTGACTCGTTTGGTCATCGCGACACCGTCAATGTTCTGGAGCTCCACCAGATCTCCGAGGTTATAATGCTGCCCGTAGATATACGGACAGTTTTGGCTGATTTCACCATCGAAGCCTTGGAAGACCTGAGCTTTCGCCAGTGCATCCTTACCGCGCTGTATGAGAGCACTGGGGACGTCAGTGTAGCCAGCTGCGGTGGTGATGTCACTCGCGTCGACCGTGAGAACACGCCTTTGTAGACCTGAGATCGTCGGATCGACATTCGGACCGTAGACGGTTTGGTAACCATCAGTCGAATATACGTATGCGACGTTCTTCGACTGGTCGATGGTGGTCAGCTCTTTGGTGTTCTGAAGGTTGTCCAGGTTCGGAGAGAATATAACCGGCGTCAACAGCGTTTGCGAGCTGGTTCGGTCGCTCCCCGAATATACATCGAAGTACATAGTCCCAGGTTCCTGTCGCAAGAACCTGAAACCAAGACTCCACACGGATCCAATCCCCGTGAGACCATTGTACAACGTGTCCGGCCTGAGTTTCACGACGATCGGATCAACTGGTTCCGGAATGTTCGAAGAGATCAGCGAAGACTCGACGACGCCCGGTATGATGTCATATATGTTGCCGACACCAGTCACGCAAATATCGTGGAAGAGCTTCCGCATGAGATCCGCGGGAGCCATCGTGATATTCCAAGTGGGTTCGGTGGTCAAGTCGACGTTGTTGTCTCTGGCCACGCGATCGATCAAGATGGCTTCGTACGATCGACCCTTCACCATCAGAGTCCTCGAACCGTTGACGCTAGCGTCGTCCTCTACAGATTCCACCCTCATCACGTAATTCGATTTGTCCATGGCCAAATATGTGTCCGCCGTGAACAACCGTCGAGTACCCGGCGTCGAAACGATCGAGAGTTGGAAATCGCCGTGGGTGTTGAACCTCTCCGTCCAGATAAGAGAGATGTATTGGTCCACGACATATTCTCTTCGGAGCAAAGGGTCCAGGGCGTAGATCTCCATCAGAGCGCACCGAACCGCTTGTTGTACGAGATGCTGCATGGAACACCGACACCCGCTGCAGAAGCTCTGACCCAGTTGTTCCCCGGAGCAAATTTCGCCCAGGTTGACTGAAGAGACACTGCGTAGAGAATCGAGCTCGAGACTCCGCTTCTGAGAAGGGTCGCGTACTTGTTGCCGGGAACGGTGCTGATCGTGACCACATCACCAGACAAGAACGGATTTACCACATCCATGCTCGTGGTCACGTTGTTTCCATCCGTGTTGTAGATCACGAATTCAGACAACGTTCTGTTGATGTTGATCGTGAAGACGTAACCCGTTTCGGTTGTACCCGCGTAGTTGATCAGAGTAGCCGTCGGGTCGCCGGTCGTCATACCAGAGACCACGGTGGGAACGGGATCCACGAAGTCCGGGTCGTAGCAGATCAAGGTGACGTCGACTTCGGGAGTCTGAGAGAACATCGGCGACTGACAGCTTTCGACACGGCCATAGATGATGTAGCCGTCTTCCTGCCCGTCGATGAAGTCTTCCATGTAGAACTTGAGCTGAACCTCGGTCTCAGTCCTGAAGAGCGTGTAGAGGTTGTTCCTCAATGTCCTGAGCGAGGTAGTGGAGTAGTCGACATCGAATCCTATTTTGAATCCGATCTGACGAGTGTCTCGTCGGGAAGACTGGAAGACCGCTCCATCCTGGTTGGCGAAACTACTGCCGACCAGTGTGGCCTTCACGGGGTCCAGCCCGGTGATATCCAAGACGTTGTAACCATTCGAGGTATCACCGAGCTGGAGCGTGAGGAGGGCTCCCTGGCTATTGCGTACCTCCACTTTGGTAAACAAGGGTGCCCCTTACAGCGGATAGTTGGTTGTTGGTCTGCCGATAGATTTCCGTGTCGGACAGAGCCTTCGGTGAGTAGTTGTTCTGTGTGAAGTTGTATGTCGGCGTCGTGGGTTGCCGGTTGAATGTATTGTCCGTGGAGGTGTTCCTCGAGTTGTTTCGAAGATATCCCTCGGAGGCATTTGTCGCTCCGTAGTACGAAGCAGGGTTGCTGAGGTTGATCGGATGAGCTGGGTCGCTCACGTCGAACACAGACCCATTGAAGTTGCTCATGTCGAGAACGGGCTTGATCTTCGGATTGAATTCCACTGCGTCGAAGTGGTCGCCAATCAAAGACATGCTCTGCGAGACGACGTCGAAAGCGTTCTTCGCAACCTTGGAATGCGCGTCGATCACTATGCCCGAATTGTCCTCTACACCCATACCCCACCCGGCCATGCACCAGAAACCCATTTCTGCGTACCTCGTGGACGGGGAATTGATCCCCAGCCAGTGGAGAGGCGCCTTGATGGAGTCTTTGGCGATCTGCAGAAGCGTGTCAGCGACTTTACTCGCGCCAGCTTCGAGACCTTGGATGAGCCCGTCGATCATGTCTCCGCCCATCTGGATGAGAGCGGTGACGACCTTCGGGGTGTTCTGCTTGAACCCTTGCCCCAACGATGTGATGAACTTGATCGTCATGTCGAAGGCCGATTGAACGATCTTCGGCAGGTTGTCGCTGATGCCCTTGGTGAACGCGACAATCAAGTCTGTAGCAGACTGCACGATCTTGGGCATGTTGCGTGCCAGACCTTCGAGAAACCCGGAGATCAGATTGACACCCGCGTCTATCAATTGCGGAATGTACTTGGCAGCAGTTTGTAGCAGTTGCGTGAGCAACTTGAGGAAGAGGTCTACGACCTTCGGAACCAGTTTACCTAGCGTGTCCAGAATCGTGCTGAACAGAGTCAGGAACGCCTTCGCGATCGCTGGTGCTGATTGAGCCAAGGTCTCCACAAAGACGACCAAGCCCAGGGCGAATTGCTTCGCCGCGATGGGAATCAGGTTCAAGAATGACGTAATAGCAAACACCATACTAGCGGTGTTCGCAGCCATTCCCACTGCGAGTGCCGTATAACCAGTGGAGAGGAAGACCAATCCCAAACCAGCAGACAAAGCACCCAACCCCAAGAGAGCAACAGCTCCTGCGAGGCTGAAAAGTACCGGAATGACTGGCTCGATCAGAGCGCCTCCCAGCGCCAAGACGACAAAGACTCCCGCAAGCTCGACGAGGCTCGAGAGGATGTTCCCCCACGACATGTCGCCCATGGTTTTGAGCGCAGGTGCCAAAATGTCGATTGCTGCTGCCATAACGAGAAGCGCAGCTGCTCCAGGAAGTGCTTCCGTCATGAGTATGGCCGCACCTGCGATGAGCACCAGTGCTCCCGCCAATTCGGTCAGACCCTTGGCTATCTCCGTCCAACTCTGAGCTCCCATTTTGCCGAGAGCGTCAGTGATCATCCCCAGAGATGCTGCGACAATGAAGATCGCTGCCGCAGAGAGAAGCGACGACGGCGGAAGAAGGTAGAGAGCCCCAGCGATGAGCGTCAGAGCACCAGCCATCAAAGCCAAACCGTGAGCGCCTTGACTCCAGGTTTCCTTGCCCATCTTGTCCAGCGCATTGCCGATCAATCCGAGCGAAGAAGCGACGATCAATACCCCCGCAGCGGAGAAGACCGACGACGGAGGAACAAGCTTCAAAACCAGACCGATAGCAGCCAGACTGCCCGCCATGAGGTCGAGTCCCTTGGCGATCGTTGTCCAACTGTACTGTCCGATTTCCTTTACTGCTTTTGCCAGAATCAAGATCCCGTATGCCAGGATCGTCACTCCGAGACCTGTCCCGGCTCCAGCAGTGTCCGCGTCAGCGATGACCGAGAAAAGCGTCAATGCGCCTAGGACACCCGCCAACCCGGTGAGGCCTTTGCCGAGTTCTTCCCAACTGATCCCGCCGAGTTGCACCAGAACATCGCCTAGGATTTTGACACCCTTGCCGATACTCGCGACGCCGAAACCGACAGCGATCATGTGGTTCGAATCGCCCATCAAGTTGACACTGAAGGCCAAAGTGGTGAGCATGACGCTGATGGCCAGCAACCCCTTTGCGAGGGAGTTCCAGTCTTCCTTCCCGAGCTTTATGACCGAACCCGAAAGAACATCGATAGCTCCCGCCAACAAGATCAGAGAGAGCATCATGACGGGCATTTTGACGAAGCCTTCAGAACCGATGAACTTCTGGAATATACCCATGGAAGTTATCAGCTGGGTGAACATCACAGCCAACGCAGTGGTGGACCGTTCGAGAGCGGGTCCATTGATGGCCGAAAGCTTGTCGGCTGCGACAGCAAGAATGGCTATCGCTGCGGCTATCTCGAGAAGAGTGGCCGCTTTGAGCGTTGTCTGCATCGACTCGAGTGTCTTGGTAAGACCCTCGAACGACTCCTTGATGGTGTCAAGGAAACCGTTGATGACGCCAGGCTTGTGACCGCTTCCGACGTAGTCCACGAATTTCTTCAGAAGCACGATCAGGCCGCCGAACAAACCAGTGTCGACAACACGCAACAAACCCGTGAAGTCGATGCCTGCTGATCCGTTCGTGAAGCTCTTGGCCATGTTCTCAAAAGCTTTTGAGATCTTGTCCGCCAAAGGCTGAACACCATGGTAGAAGGCATCGATGTGATCGCGGACATAATCGAAGGCAGCGGCGAGAAGCTTGCTCTCGCTCAGAACTGAACTTAGAGAATCCTTGACTGAACCGATGGACTTCTGTGCCTTGTCTCCAACGTCGAGCTTGTCGAACAAGTCCCTGAGGAGCAGACCGAGAGCCTTGACCAAGGTGATCGGAACCTGGAGAACTTCCTGAAGCTTCAGGAAGAACTCGTTGAACCTCTGCCCAGTCTCCACTGCTTCCTTGAGCCGGACCAGGAAGTCGCCAACCCGAGCTCCGAAGTCGAGCAGATTGCTCGATCCCCTGGAAACGGAAGAACCAAAGACAGCTTCGAACGTCTGGCCCAACTTCACGAGAATATCGTAGACGATCTTCACCGCGGAGAAGAGGCCGTCGAAGATCTGCCTCAGATCAGCACTAGTATGCGCTCCTATTTTGAACTTTTCAGTCAGCTGCTCGAAGACGTCTGTCAGATGCTTCAAACTCTGGGCGGTAGCCGGTGGGAAGACGTCTCTGAATGCTTCCCCGATCGGCTTCATGATCAAGCCGAGATCTTGGAACGCTTGGCCGAACGCCTTGATGAGTTCGGTCCTACCGCCTAGCTTCGCCCATCCCTCCAGGAGGTTGTTCAGCGCGTAGACCGGTCCGGTGAGTGCGTTCTCAGCAACGTTGTGGACCTTGGTGAAGAGGTTTGTCGCTTGATCAATGTTGCCGAAGATCGTCTTGAAGATCGCGCCATATGCGGTTGCCACCTCCTCCTTGAGCGCGTCGGCAAGCTGCGTCATCGTCTTGATGTGCGTAGCAGAACCGAGTGCGGTCTGACCCAGAGCCTGAATCTGCTTGGCCTGCTGAGCCGTGAAGCCCATAGCCTTGAGCTGAGCAGCACTGAGGTCGCCAGTGAACTGAGAGAGTGTCTTCGTGAGGATGTCGGATGTCAACCAACCCTCTTGAAGACTGTTGCGGAAGCTTCCAGCCTTCTTGATGATCGCATCGATGTTGGTGCCAGCGGCTCGAGCGGTGTTCTCCAGAGCAGTCTGGAACACCTTGCCGCCGAGACCAGCGTTGACGACGGAGTTCCAGTCCTGAAGCTGAACCTTGCCGGATGCGATGGCCTGGGACAGCTGATACATCGCGGTGGAAGCCTGCTGCGAACTAGCGCCAGACAGAGCCGCGAGGTTGGCGATACCCTTGATGGACTCGACCGAAGTCTTCAGATCCACACCGGCGGCCGTGAAGGTGCCGATGTTCTGAGTCATCTCAGAGAAGTTGTAGACCGTCTGGTTCGCGTAGGTGTTCAACTCAGCCAAGGCCTTGTTGACGTCACCGATCTTCGTACCTTCAGAAGCCGTGTTCGCCAAAATCGTCTGAACCGCGTTGATCTGGGTTTCGTAGTTCTGGAACCCAGCCTTGATCGGGTCGATCGTGAGGGACTTGGCCATCTGCAGGCCAACGTCGACGATCTTGTTTGTCAGATTCGAGAGAACGGTGTAACCGATCACCGACAAAGCGGTGAATCGACTCGCCACGTGATCCACGCCGTTGGCAAGAGGATCCATCGTGACGGATTTGACTGCTTCGCCGAGACTGGCAAAACCCTTGGCGGCACCTTCCAAGCTGAGACCCTTGTTCAGCTTGTCCATTGTGCCGAGTGTGACGGCGGCGTTGTGCTCAAACGACGTATTGTCGAAGAGCATTTGAACGACCCGCTGGTCGATGTTGCTCATGCGGAAGTCACCGCCCTCCATACCCTTTCGGCGATTCGGTCAAATATCGGTGCCATCGCCGGGTTGATGTAGTCCCGGCCTTGAACGTAGCCTCCAGTGCCGGTTCCGTATCCATACTGGAGCATGATCGCTACTGGGAAGTCTGACTCTACGTCGGTGTTGGTCCAGTAGATCGTGTACCTACCGTTTCTGGCCGACACGTCGAAACTCCACGAACCCGCAGCGAGTCCAGTGTCTGTCGGCGTGGCCGAGGAAAGGGCCGCGACGCCTTCTTGTCCTGCCGACTTCAGAATATCGAGGATGTTCAGTTTCACAGCTTTCTGCAAGAACTGTTCAGTCGACTTGAAATCACCAGAGACAGTGTAGGATATCATCGCGGCTCCTTTCTTTACGCGGCTTCGACCAACAGGTAGGAAACGACAGACGTGTCGGTAGAGGATGTGCTCTTGATCACGAAACTCGTACCGACCGTGTGAGCGTTGACGAACAACGCGCCGGGAGTTCCTCCGGGGGTCACCGACCCCAAGATGATCCTGGTGTTGGCTGTCGTCGAGGTGTTGCTGACGGTCACGGTTCCGGCCACGAGAGTGGCAGTGCCCTGGCGGGCGTTGGTGCCCTCCTTGACTCGGAGACCCTTGCCTGCGAGTCCGATGATGATGTCGGAATCGGAGGTACCGACCTGTGCAGTACCCAAACGCTTCCACGTCGTGTCACGAGCAGAGGTGCCGATACCATAAGTCATGGTTCCGTCACCAGCGAGGCGGAAGTTGTCGTTCGCAGCCACGCCACCTTGGTTTGAACTCAGGATCGTGTTGGCCGAAGAACTGGGCTGAGCTGCGAGCGCAGCTTGAGCCGTGAGACCGGCCGTATAGTTCGGGGTAGACGTGTAGTTCAGATTCGTGCTGCTGACATCTGCCACCACCGATGGGATGTTGGTCACCCAGTTCGAGGCGGCCGCACCGCTTCCTTCGAAACGGGTGTTGATGCAACGAACTTTCTGGCCGGACGCAGCGATGTTGATGCTTTTCTGCACGCCATTCGAACCAGAAGCCACGATGCTCGAGGAGAATCGACAATCGCTGATGACACCGGTAGAAGTCCCAGACCAGTTGATCTCGTAGTTCGTACCGGAAGAACCCGAGCCGTTGGCGGTCAAGCCGAGATCCAGAAGATTGATCGGATTACCCGATCCCTCGATCGAAACACCGTGTGTCTGGCAGTCGGTGATCCTGAGACCTCGTACGAAGAGGCTAGATGCCGCGCCGGTGACGCGCAGACCTATGACTCCGTACTGAAGAACGCCGTCTGTGATCTGAACGTTCGTAGGAGATCCACCGGCACTGTCCTCGATAAGACAGTTGGCTCCAGCAGAGCTGTTGGTCGTGGATCGAACGTTCACCATGAACAGATCTCTGACGGCGCCCTTGATGTGGAGATTGCTCCCCGTGCCATTTGCCATCTGCAGGTTGACGTTTGAGAACTCGAGATCTTGAGCGTCCTCGATGAACAGGCCGTCCATATTGGCGCCTGCGCCGGTTGTCACACCCATGGTTCGGAGCCAAATATCGCTCACTTGACCGTGGTAGATGTAGCTGTTCGGCGAATTGCCCTTCAGATGCATCCCCGCGGAGCATTGCTGGGCGAAGATCCTGCTGATCATGAGACCGTCGGGGTTGTTCCCGGAGGAGTCGCTGACGGCCTCTATGCACCACGAGTTGATGAATTGAAAGGTGCAGTTGTCGATCTTAGCGTGCTTGCCGCCGTAGACGTAGATCGCATCCACGACGGGATTACCGGGCGTAGAGCTGGAGTTGGCTCCGGCTATCGTGATATCTTCCACGATGCAGTCTTGGCCGGTGATCGTGACGGCGGCAGTTCCGGTGAAAGTACCGCCGATCATGATCCGGGTTGCTTCGGGGCCTGCGCCCCTCAATGTCGTCCCGTCGGCACTGAGCGTGAGAGACGCGGTTGACGTCAGAAGGTAGTTTCCCGGAGGGACGAACACGATGCCGCCACCGCCGGACGAAGTGACCGCCGAAATGGCATCCGCGAAGGCGGTGTCGTTTGACGTGAACGCGTCGCCGACTGCTCCGTAGTCCATGACGTTGTAGACTAGGGAGCCTTTGTCCACCTTCTCCGCGAGAGCAGTCTCAGTGGCTGCCGCGGTCATTGCTGTGACTGTAGCCACATTGCCTACTTTCTAGAGAGAGGACGAACTCACCGTGTAGGTGTCGGAGTCGATGTAAACCGCACTGTCCCACGTGAGCTGAGCAGTGTTCGAATCCAACATGAACAGAGCGCCGTCAGGCGCCGTCATCGTGAAGGTGCCATCGCCGTTGTCGGTGACGGTAAGACCTCCGTTGGAATCGATGGCACTGATGATTTCAGTGAACGGAGGAAGATGCGGAGGAGTCGTGTCCGTTCCGTACAGGGCGTTTTCCATGTATGTGAGAACGGGTTCAGAGAGCTCCCTTGAGTCGAGAATGTAATGTGCAGTCCTTTGATAGCCACTCACCGCCGGGGGCAATGCGGTGAGGGACCAAGCGAAGTCGGCAACATTGACGTTAGTCGTGTCGGACTTGTAGCTGTGGATCGAAGGCGAAGCCAAGACGTTGTACACGAGATGGATCCTGTAACCCAGAGCACCCGTCAGATCATTTCCGATGAACGTCCTGTAGGAAAGACTGAACGGCTTCCTCTTCTGCCGAGTAGCAAAGAAGCCGGTACGAACAGAAGCGTTGCCGTCGCAATCTTCGAATTCGTCAGGGTACGTGTACGCGGACAGCTGTGCTTGGTACTCCTCGGGCGAAGCGAGGTTTGAGTACTTGTCGCCGTCTACGTACAGCGGTTTCGCAGCTCCGCCTGAGATGTTCTCCACGACTGAAGTGAGACCACTCCAGGGGACACCCGGTTGATTTCCAATGTACAGAACACCTCGGTCGACGCCTGACTGATAGATGCGTGAGCCTGCCGCACCCCAATTGATCGCGGTCAAGGTCAACCCCTACTTTTCATCTCGGCTCGCCGGGCTTCGTTGAGTGCGCGGTTCCGTGCTGCCACTTCAGACGGAGTGAGCTCTTTTTCGGGTTGGTTCTTCTCGTTGCAGACTCTCACGAGAGTCAACAGTTTGTTGAGATGCCAATGCTGGCACTCGAAGGGGATGTTGAGAGCCACCATCCAGTAGTAGATGATCTCAGCGGTGATGATCTCTCGAGCTTGTTGCGCTTTCTCGTCCTTGAACCAGGTCGCGGTCTGACGAGAATTGATGTAGGCGTTGATCTCTTCGATGTTGCCCACCGTCATTCCGTCATAGACATCGTCGGGAACATTTTCGGTGAGTGTCATCGCCTTGATGTACTCGAGGAGATCCTGACCGCTCTTCTCTTCTCTCGAGATGAACGGCTTCTCTGTGATCGCCTCCCATTTTGACAGAGAAGCCAGAGAGTGCTCCAGTGTCAGTTCGTACTCCCCGACGATGAACTCTTCGGTGATCTCATCGAAGAAGTCCTCGCCGTAAGGGACTTTGATCTTGAGCACTCTCTGGTCTCCTTTCGTTCGGCTAGAAGGTGATCAGCCACTCGTTGACGTTCGGGTCCGGGATGTAGTACCCGGCCGTCGGCGTCGCCATGAACACGGTGTTGACCGTGATCGTGACGGTGCCCGTGACGAGGGTGGCCACGCCGTTCACGACCTTGTAGTACTGCAGGCCGGTGACGACGGGGATGGTGACCACGTGGGTCGAGGAGTTGTAGGTCGGAACCGTCGGGATCGCAGACGACATGGTGCCCGCGAACATCGCCAGGACCTCGTCGGGCAGCGGCAGACGACCGTTGACGCCGGAGGTGCCGTAGAGCGTGTCCTCCAGAGTGGCCAGTGCGCTGGGGTTGACCTTGGTCGAGTCGATCACCAGCGTAGACGTCGGCTTGTAGCCGGTCGCGCTGATCGGCACGCAGGTGACGGACCAGGTGAACTCGTTCGCGGACGGGCTGTCGTTGATGGTGGACCAAGCCTTCTGGGACGGAGCCGCGGTGCAACCCCAGACCAGGTGGAGCTTGTAGCCCTCATCGGTGCCGACCAGGTCGTTGCCGATCCGGGTTCGGTAGCAGAAGCCGAAGGTCTTGCGGCTCTGCTGTCCGACCGCGACGCCGATCTCCGGCTCCACGGTGCCGTCGCAGACACTCCACGCGTCGGGGTAGGTGTAGGCCGAGAGGTCGCAGCCGAAGTACTCCGTCGAGGTCAGGTTCAGGTATCGCGTGTTGTCGGCGTAGAGGGCCGTGGCGGTGCCGCCGACCGGCTTCTCGGTGACCTTGGTCAGACCGTTCCACGCGTAGGCGTTGACGTAGTTCCCGTTGTTGTCCGGAATGAACAGGACACCCTTGTCGACGCCAGTCTCGTAGACGTGGTTGCCGACGGTGTCCCAAGTGAGAGCCACCATGCGGAGGTTCTCCTCTCAGAAGTAGAGATTGAAGACGTCGTGATTAAGATTGCTCGCCACGAAGAACCGATTTCGTCGGCACATTGGAAGTTGAGCAACCTTATCGGGGATCGCGCTGTCGGGATCAGGATCAATCACTGTCACCTGATACCCGACAGTGTGGTGGTAGGGATTGTTGTCGGCGAAGTTCGAAATCCCGTTGTAGCGCTGGTACACGATACAGGGGTACTGCATTTGAGTCTCAGACGGCGGCTGAAAATATACATTCTCAGTCACCGTCAAAAGCAGCGTGTGAAGATCAAGCCTTCGGCCCATTGTACGAGCCCCCTAACGTGAGAACGAGACGGGGGCCCTGGACTTCCACGTTAGTGACGGTCCAGAGCACCCCGTTCCATTCGACGTAGCGCATGGACAGGAAGTTTTCGACAGCGTACGCATCAGCCATTATGGATATGCTGTTGTTAACGACAATGTCGTCATTAACTTTGGCATTGTCTTCGAGACGTCGAGTGTTTCGAAGAACGTCACCGTAGTAATAAACCTCGGTGATGGTGGAATTCCATATGCCAGGAGCGGTTTCCGTAGTTGAAGAAGCGTAACCAACCTTGCCGTAGAACCTCCTAGAAGCCATGAGCTATCAGGAGGTGGAGGTGGTCGAACCCACCTCGAAGTGCCACTCGTTGCCCATGCCGTCGGTCTCGAAGTAGTAGCCCGAGGCCGGAACGGCGAAGACGTTGAGCTCCTGACCGGCGGTCAGGGCGGTCTGTGCGCCCGCAGTCAGAGTGGCGTTGTTGGCCATGTTCTTGTAGACCACGCCGGTGACGGTCGGGATGGTGACCACGCCGGTCGCCTTCACGAAGGTCGGAGCGATCGGAGAGGCCACGACGTTGGTCGCCGCGGTGGTCTGGACGACGAGGGCGGACTTGACCTTGACCAGCGAGCCGGAGATGCGGGTCTCCGTCAGGTACTTGTACTGGTTGTAGTCGATGTCGAAAAAGTCGAACATGCTGACCTCTCCGCCCTTGTTCGCGCCGATGTTGTAGTCGACCATGTTGACGATGATGCCGATGACGTTCGGCAGCGTCTCCATGACCTCGACGGGGACGATGTCGTCGACCAGCATGGCTGCGGCCAGCTCCGACTTGTTGTTGTACAGACGGCGGCCCAGGGTGTCCTTGACCAGCAGCATGTTCGCCAGCGTCGGCAGGGTGGTGTAGAACGTCGGCGTGCCGGTGCCCTTGTAGAAGCGCATGGAGCGCACGACCGCGTCGATCACCTCGACGTACGAGGAGTTCGAGTCGCCCAGGTTGACGAACACGTCGGTCTTGTAGAGCTCGTGCTCGTTGACGATGGAACGCACGCCGTTGCCGGAGGACGCGGCCGCGGGGTCCGAGATCTTGTCCGGGTCCGCGATGTCGCGGCCGTCGCTGATCAGAATGGCCCGCGCGACTTCCTCGCGGAGCATCAGGGCCATCTCGCCCTTCATCCACGCCACGACATCGAAGTCAGTGATGTCGATGACGTCGTCGCGGTCGATCTTCTGCTTCTTGTAGACGGTGGTCGGCCCGGTCGTCCGCTTGGTGACGGTGAACCACTCCTCCTTCTTGTAGTTCCCCTTGATGTAGCCCATCGCGCGGGCTTCGTCCTGGGTGATGTCGGCCACGATCGACCGAACGTTGGAGAAGGGGGACTTGGAGCACTTGTTGAGGACGCCCTCGACCCACTCCGTCCGCCGCTGGTTGAACTGCGGGGTGTTGGTGAGGTTCTGGAAGTTCGGGAACAGGACGTCGATCGGCTCGATGCCGTGCGCCAGCTCGTCCGCCTTGAACACGTCGTGGCTGAAGGCGTACTCGTTGACCAGGTCGCGCAGCGAGGAGACACCGCCGCCACGCTGGGCCAGGTCGAGAATCTCCTTCATCTGGCTGTGCGACAGCCTCTTCTCGGTCGGCTCGGAGCCGGTGGTGCGCTGCTCGAACACGTTGCGGGTCATGGGGCCAGCTCCTCCCTGGTGGCTGAGGTCGTCCTCGCCGGAGTTGTTGTTGTTTTCGGAGTGTTCGGCGGAGTTGTCCGCCTCGACGCCAGCCTCAGCGTCGTTGTCGCCATCACCGTCAGGATCCTGAGCGGTCTGAGCCGCGGACTCGGCGACGGCTTCCACGAGCTTCTGCTGGATCGGCGTCATGCTGTCCCAGATCTCCTGGGCGGTCGGCTCGTTCGCGTTGTCGGTACCGGTCGAGTCGGTACCGTCGGTGTTTGTTCGCGCGTCGGAGCTGTGCGAGAAAGACTCGCCGGTGCCGATGATCGCGGCGTCGTCGATCTCGGAGATGTCGCCGTCGGAATGACGAATGGTGACCGGGTCGATGAACGCTCCGGGGTTTGCACCAGCCAGGACCAGGCTGACCTCGCGGATCATGCCGTGCATGACCCTCTTGGACTGCTCGACCAGCTGGTTGGCGTAGATCGAGAGGGCCTTGATGTCGCCGTGCTTGATCGATTCCTTGACGTGCTGAGCGGCTGCCGTGTTGTTGAAGTAGCAGTCCGCCATGACGCCTTCAGCCTTGTGACGCAGAACGGCGCGACCGAGGATGTTCTCGGGATTGGTGTGCGAGTGCTGCCAGACGAGAGGAACCGTCTGACCGTCCATGTGCTTGAACGCGTCGGGCATGATGGTTCGGCCGTCGGAGCACACGAGGTTGGCCTTGGTGGCCCAGCCACTGAAATCAGGTTCCATTTTGACTGTTTCCTCCTGTCCGTGAGAGTTGAAGTTGTTTGACCCCGGCAAGCTGTGCTTGGCTCGGCGGGAACGGTGGCCTTGGAGCTGGTTGCAGCGGTCTCGGTGTTGGCATGTTGCTGTTCTGAAGCATGTCCGCCTTCTTGTCCTTGGACGGCTTCAGACCGATGGCTGCACGGAGCTCGTTCGGCGTAGCGATCTCGTTGCGAGACAGCATGTCGGCGATCTTCGCGAACTCTCCCATCGGAACGAGAGCAAACGGGTCGCGGAAGTAGACGATCGTCTGTCCCTGAGTTCGTGCGGTCTTGGAAAGGAACGTTCGAGCCATGGCTTCTGTGATGGCCTTGACGATGGGCTCGATGGTCCTCTTGTTGTAGTTGAGCATCGCTTGCTCCGACGCCATACCATTCATGATGGTCGCGTCGATGCTGAGCTGCCCATAGAGCATCTCGGTCAGATACTGAATCTGAGCGAGAAGATTGTTCTCAGCAGGACGGTTGAGCTGCGTGATCTTCTCGGTTCCGTCTGTGTAGGCGATGCCGTACTTGCTACCCTTGAGTTGGAACTCGATGTCTGTTCGTCGCTGTTCAGCCTGCTGCCTGCGAGCATCGGACTTGACGACATACGGAAGCTGCACGATCAAGTCGAGCTTGCCTGAGCTAGAGGCCTCGTCCACGGCATCCAACATGTTGAGCTTCCGGATCAGACGCTGAAGAGTCGAACTTGGCTCGTTCATCACCTGGTAGAAGGGATTCTCGACGATGGAGACCATGCTTTTTGGAAGCGTGATCTGCTGCCTGTACCCCACAGCCTGGTTATACAGGCTGACGCGAACGTGTTCGGGATACCATGCCACGATTTCTGCAGCCCGAAGCGTGACAACGTCGTAGGCGTTGCTGCTCGTGGGGTCGATCGTCGTATCCACCGGAACGATAGCCACGACACCCTTGTCGAACATCGTCAGAACGATGTCTTGACGTAGTTGAGTCGCGGCCTGGTCGATATTGGCTTCGACGGTGAGACAGTTCTGAAGTCCGCTCACCATGTCTTCCACGTACCTCCCGTCCTTATCTGTTCGGACGTGAGACATATCCACCGCAGCCGCGTCTATGGCGATCCTCGTGAGAATCGCTGAAACGATCGATTTCTCGTTCGAGAAGGTCAATCGGGTTCGGTCTGGTCTGACGTTGAACGCATAACCAGCGGCATAGCCTAGATTCTGCTGTTCATTCTCGTCCCAGTTTCTGAAGGCGTTCCACGCGTGCCTCAAAGATGCACGAAATCCCATGTGTCACCTCCTTCCAGGTTACTCGAAGGCCTCTTTGTGGGCCTTGTAGGCGACATAAGCGTCCATCATAGCGGAGACGTTGTCTATCTTGGCGTCTTGTCGCTTTTTCAAGAGCTTCCGGTTTCCGTTGGTGTCCTCCATGGTTATGGCATTACCCATGGCGAACGTCATCAGCGCTTCGTCGAAGAATAACAAGCGTTCTGCGCTGAGGTTCTTCAGTTCTCCCAGCGGTACGGACTCCGTCTTTGCACCCTGTATAACCTTCTCGACCCCATAGGGGCCGTTTTCGGTTTCCCAGCGTGTGACGAATTCCTTCGCGTTGTACGGGTCGAATCCCAAGGCACGTACATCGTACTCCATCTGTTCGATGTGACGTTCGAGGTCCTCGTAGACCTCCATCATGTCCAGGACAGTTCCTTCGAGAACATGAAGACTTCCCTCGTTGATGAATTCGTCGTACTTGAAGCGCATAGCTCCAGGCAACTTCATCAAAGTCAGCGAGGTGATATAACTTCGGGTTTTTACGCCGAATCCTTCACGCAAAGGGAACAAGAACGTGAACGCGCAGAAGTCGTCACCCTGTGAGAGGTCAGCGCCAAGAGCACAAGGCATTCTCCAGAAAGAACGCGTCCGATGAGGAAGCGTTTCTTCGTAGGTGAAGAAATACGTGTATCCCTCCATTGGAATGCCGAATCTCTTGGCTAGAATGTCATTCCTAGAAGCCGGTGCTTTTTCTGCTCTTTCCACATCAAGCTGATAGGTCTCGTACGTGACGGTCTTTCCGAGATTGGGATTCGCCTTCAGCCACATCTCTGGCGTGGAGACTTCTTCCAACTCATCGAGCTTGTAGTGCCAGATCGAAACGTGCGGAGCAACGTACTCGCCCTTGAGAATATCGGCAAGCTCCATCTTGATCGTGTCTCCGCTACCGTTACGAACCGTCCCTTCAGAACTGATCGCTACGATTAGGAAATCGTCAAGCTTCGTGGCCCCCTGCTCGATCGCACCAACGACATCTTCGCGTAGATCACCCGAAAGCCATTCGTCGATGGTCGAAATCTTTGGCCGAAGGCCTTGTAGTTTGTTAATGGACATCGGACGGACTTCGAGCAAAGACCCGGTAAGGAAATTCTCGACGCCCTTCTTCGTGCTGGCGAGTTTGACGCGAGTGGCCCGAGAACCAGTCGTGTTCTGTAGCGAACCTTCGGTCAAGAATTTGAACAAAGGCCCTCTCGCACGAGTCACAGCCGTTCTAAACGGCGACATGACCTCGTCAGCCTGCTTCATCGTAGGCGCGGTGGTGATCTGATGAGTCGTTGACGTGTCCACGTTCAAGAAATAGCTTTGGATGCAGGACCCGTACATCGACTTAGCAGCTCCTCGAGCTACTATGAGGAACTGCTTAGTCGTGAGCCTCTTCTTGATCGTCTTGTTGACGTAATGTCCTGTTCGACCACCAAGCCCCGGACCAGAACCGGGTTCGTACACACTCCGTTCGACGAAGTAGTACCAACCGAATATCTGTTCGGCCCAGAGCTTGAAGGATGGCAACAGATGTAGATCGCTGCCATCCGTCAACGTCAACTCGTTTTCACAGTAGAGGATGAAACCCTCAACTGCCGCGTCGTCGTAGTAGAAGTTTGGGTTGGCGATGAGCGCGTCGATTCGGTTCATCTCCAACGAGATCTCTCGGTTTACCGGGATCTCCCCTCGGATAACCGCATCGCGGAATTCCCCGTAGTAGATGGGGACCGCAGTGTTCGACAACGCCATTTCATCAACCAGCCTTAGCCTTGGCCACCTTGATGGCGGCCTTTCCGATCGGGCCGTTGACGGTGTTGTGGATGTCGTTCAGAGTCTTGACGACGCTGAGGAAATCCTTCACGTGCCGATGGCCGGACTTGAAGGTGTTGGGCTTCTTGTTGTTCAGATCTCGGTTCGTTTGCTCCAACTGCAGTCGCTTGTTGAGCTGTTCGAGATCCGCGTTCGACAGAGCCCTCACGCCATGCTGCTTGATCGTGCCCTTGTGGGCCTCCGCGATGACGTGATCTTCGGAGACGAGAGGTGGCTTTGAAGATGGGCCCTTGCGGCTACCCCACTTCATCCCCTTCACACCGTGGTGCTCTAGTACCACCCCCAACATGGGTCCGGTAGCGGCACCGGTGGCGGCGGATTCGGGTCGACCCATGCTGTTCCTTCCCTTTCAACGCTTATGCGCCATTCGAATTGTTCGATCTGCTTGTTCATCGCATCGATCGCGAACCCGCTGATCGGCGGGTCGAAGATCATCTTGACACGAAGAGACATGTACGTCTTGACCCGATTGAGTGTGGCATCGGTGCCGAGGAAGTCGCTCCACTGGGCAGTGTTGTCCGTGATCGAGAATCCATTGTCCGGGCCGATGCCGAGGTCATGCAGGTCTGAGAACACAGAGTTGATGTGCATGATAACATCGACGTCGAACACTGTGTAAGACGGGTCGAAACCCAAGACCTTTTTGACACTGTCGAGAATGCTCTCGGTCACGAAGAGCGCCTCCCTTCGAGAGTTAGCGCAGCTCGCGGTTGACCTCGGCCTGCACGGCCCGAGCGTCGTATCCCGCCGCGGTCAGCTTCTGGGAGCGCTGCGGGTCGTTGCCCCACTCGCCGCGGATGACCTCGTGGGCCAGCTCAGCGATGGACTTCTTGGGCATCGACGGGGTGACGTGGCCCAGCTCGTGGTTGACCTCGGCCTGCACCAGAGCCGCGTTGTATCCCGCCGCGGTCAGCTTGTTGACTCGATCCTGGCCGTTGCCCCACAGACCCTGGATGACTTCGTGGGCCAGCTGGACGACGGTCTTGGGGGTCGGAGCGTGCTGGGTGACGCCGGTCATCTGGTCGTACTGAGTCTGGATGGAGGCCAGGATTGCACCCCAGTGCGCCATGACGAAGGGGCCGGGGCAGTCCGTCTGCGTCCAGTGCTGGTGCGGGAAGAGGTTCGCCGCGCTGGGGCGCTGCTTGATGACGTGGACGAACAGCCACGCAGCCAGACGGGTCGCAGCGGCCTGAGTCGCCGGAGAGATCTGCCAGCTGGGGTTGCCGGTCTGGTCAGCCATCTCGATGCTGATGGTGGTCTGGTTGCCCGCCCAGTTGCCGACGCCCCAGGCGATCTCGTCGACCTTGACGAACTGCGCGATGTTGCCGTCGACGTCGACGTCGAAGTGCG